TGAGTCCCATTTAAAGGTAGCCAACGCATCTGGTGGAAGGTTACGAACCATCTCACCCATTTGCATAAGCTTCTGAAGATCGGAGTCACGGCTAAGTGCTTGAAGACCTGTTACAATGTTGACGGTTAAGGTACCATCGTTATCAAAGAACTGTTCTGTTAGGCGTTCATCTAGAAGTTTATCTTCCAACATTTGTACAATGCAACGCTTGACGATTGGTTCCATAAGTGTACGTGCAATCGAAGAGAATGCACCACCAAGAACCGTTTCAAGTTCTTGTCCGATCATGCGTACTGCTGTAGCGGTAACACGATCACCTGATGGAATTGCTTGACCAGTCATTAGGAATGCCTGACCAACCTCACGTCTCATGTTCTCGACAGCCTGAGCAGCTGCTGCTACCTGTGGTTGAATGGTTCCGGCTGGGGAGATGACAGAGATATCCGAAGCCTTTGCAGCAACGAATGATCCGTTTCTAACACCGGCTAGATCATCGACCTCTGTAATACCCTGAGGATCTACTGCGATCCAGAAAGCACTGGCAGCTGCCATGCCTTCAATCTGCGCTTTCGTATAAGCCTCAAGTGTATTGAGATCTCCAAGGATATCTTCGCAATGAGATCTACCGTAGTTCTCGCCAGCGATGGCGTACCATCGAAGGACGGCCATAGGAACAACGAGATAGATACCAGACTCTATAACTTCACCCTCAGCATTCTCTTTCGAGTATGCCCATGTACCATCATCTTGACGAAGATACTGGCAGTAGTAGGTCTTGTAACCAACTCTGTGTTCAATGTCAGAGTACGATGAGTAATCAATAAACTCTGGATCATCTACCTCATACTCAAGGTGAATAACCTCAAGCACCTCACCCATGATATCTCTTTGTACGGAGTATTGGTCAAGGCGGTAGATGGTAAAGAAGTAATCTGAATCCATTTCAATCAGCACGTCACCAGTAACGATGAGATGTTGAAGGGCTTGATATACAGTTTCTCTAAGATTTGTAGAGGATAACTTATTGTATACTTGAAACGATAAGGTATCTAGGTATTGTTGAATTTCTGGCGGTGCCTGACTACCATCTCTTAGTTGAAATTTAAAGAATGGTGTATCATTCAAAGGCATTAATGCACTAAGGATTCGGCTTGCTAATCCCGTTACACCACGACTACCAACCGAAGAGTATGGTTGGGGTAATGACGTACCTTCACTCCAGCCTTCTGGCGGCAATAGTGTCGGTACAGTAACAGCTGAGCAATACCTTGCTCTGTTTAATTTAGTTTGCCGATTGCCGTGCATTCTCTGAAAGCGTTCGGCTAGTGTATTCATTGTGGCCTCTGGGTAGTTACACCCTTATTCAAGGCTTCAAAGAATGTGAGGGCCATAACACCCTTCTCTTTATCCTTGTCCATGCTCTCAGCTTCTTCGATCAATGACTGTTCGGCACGATCTGCTGAGGCTATCTTCTCTGCTTCTTGGGCAGCGAGTCGTTGCTCTTCGGCATCTTCTCTAGCCAAGCGTCTATTCTCTTCTTCTTCCGCCATGAGACGGCGGCGTTCTTCTTGTTCTTTTTGAAACTCCCGCTCTTCAGCGAGCAGCTCCTTCTGTTCTGCGGCGGTCATACCGCCAGAGATTTTTGGTGCTCCCATATTAGCTCCTTATAAGGGCCGCTCAACATATCCGGGACGTTTGGTACTCCCGATTGCTTCGGCACTTTCTAAAAGTTGTTGTTTAGATTCGTTAAACTCACGTTGTCTTCGTTCGTTTTCTTTAACAAGTTTATCTAACTCTTGTTGAGCAGATTTCTTTGCGGATGCTGATTGGGAACCAAAGACTTCCACATCAGTCATAGCCTTTGCGTAGTTACCCCAGCCCGGAAGTGCCGTGCTACGGTAGATTTCAGATGCCGGACGGCGTTCTCCCGTTTCTGTTAGAATTTTAAACACACTATTCTGACTTCTTCGGGCCGAAGATTTAAAACTACCGCCTTCAGTCTGCATCTTAAAGGATGGAAATCTCTTTCTAAAATCTTCTACAGAAGTTATCGCAGAAATTTCATCTAGTTGTTTTTGTTTTTCACTGCGGCTTAATAGATCACGACCTCTAGTAGCTGTCATGTTTTCAAGAAGTTGTTCTTTAGCAACACCAAGCCACTGATCTTCAGCGTCCTTATACTTTGCGTTATACTTCTCACGCATAGACTCTTCTTCGATCTTGGCGGCTTCAGTCTTTTCTTGATAACGTTGTGCAACGTCATCATAGAAACGACTTAGTGGTGTGCTTTCTTCTCCCACAAAAGAAGTTTGTCGCAGTCTATTCGTGGCCTCATACAGAGAGGCAGTATCTGTCCTGCCTCCCTGCATAAACGCCTGTAGTGCTGCGTTATAGTTTACAAAAGGATCAGCCATTTGTCATATCCTCCTGTTGCTTTCTAACAACAGCTTCTAATTTCGATAATAGATCTAGCTTGCCAGCTTGGTAAGCAAGGCTACGAGCTAGATATTCACTTGTTTGGTTTGGATCGTACTGATTTGTCGGGGAAATCATTTCCCTCAGCAAAGGAATCCATTCGGGGTCTAGGTAGGGATACTTTGATTTCATTTAGTTCCTTCTCTAGAGCGGTCATCATATTATAAAGTTGGCGAGCAAGTCGACTAAACTCAGCTTCGGTCATTGGAAGACCACGCTCAAGTTTTACCTTTAGTGTTTCTTCGATCATACGATTGTGCAACCTCCTGCAGTACACGCTGGTTCGTGTGCTGCCTTTGTTTCATCTTCTTTTTCGTACTGCTTTAAAAGAGAGAAATCAACTACTACCTTTGGGAAGTTATTGTATTCTTCTTCTGTGATTTGTTCAAACGGTGCTTGCTCATAGGTGTGTTCAGCCTTTGGCAAGAATGCCACACCGGAAATATAATCAAACTGCTCATAGACCGATGCACCAAGTCGCAAGAACTCGTCATCGGTATAGTTAATGGTTACGGATGGCTTGTGTTCGCAGTAATAGTCTGCGTAGATTCTCCACAAGATCAAGTGCGTCTGTGCATCGAGGTCTTGGGTTGTCTTACATCCGGGTGCTGACTTCATTGCAAAGGAGAAGACGGCAGTTGAGTCTGGGTTGTTTACACAATCCTCTACTGGTACGCCTTGATCCTTCATCAAGTGATACATCGGATCTTTCTTATCCAAGCGAACACGTCGAATGTAGTATGGTGCATATGGTGGGTGAATACCAGACGAGCAACCAGCCAAGCATGAAGTTGTACCTTCTGGCTTGACGCAAGTAATAGCCTTGCTTGGTTCCGTGTCTAGCTTGTTAGCCCACTCAACGTTGATGTCTTGTGCTGCATCTCTGATGTCCTGCAAGAAGCCAATGAGATCCATTGGGCTTGTCTGTCCCGCAGTAAACATGTTATCAAAGATACCAGTCATGCTGACACCAAGCAAGCGTTCTTCTTCACAGTTCTTCTTCCACTCTTCCCGTAGGTATGGGAAGTGGGTGAACTTTGATTGAACGGTACCGATGATGGTGGCCTGTTCAATCTTGCGTCGAATATCCTTCTTGCTATCGTTTGGTCTTACGACAATAGTCGATAGGTTGCAGAACTCCAGTGATCTGAGGATAATCTCAGAGCATGGGTTGGTTCCAAGATGGACACCATCTGGTACTCCACGACCAACACGTGAGCAAACTGCCTGAAGAGCTTCACGGTTAAGGATGCCGCGTTCTCCACTAAATGAATTATACAGTGAAGACCACTCTTGCATGAACTTACCAAGGCTTGGCTTCTCCGCATAAACTGCGGAGTTGTTTGCAAGTGCGCGGTACGAGTGGCTTTGCCACCAGTTACCACTCTTGCAATCTGCCATCTCCTTGTCCTCAAGATCGCTGAGGGAGATCATCGCAGATCGACGAACACCTCCAACAATAACTGACTGGGCAATGACGCAGCAGATGTCGTGGCATTCAAGACTTGTTAAGCGTCTACCCTTAGCCTTGTAGAAAGAGTTGACGATGAACTTGAACACA